TGAACTATATTGTCTATCAAGAAACATTCTCCCGTTACATTTTTTACATTTTATCATTAATTGGGCACACCAATAATAATTAAATTAACATTGATTGACACATCTCCAGACGTGTTAAACCTTACGATTCCTTCAAGTCCAGAAGTTGTTACACTTTTTAAAACAATTGTAACATTTTTACCAGCGACTGTATTTCCAGTATTAATTGCTGTTGCTGTTGCAATTGGGGCATACTTAAATTCTCCAGCAAAAGAGTATGTAAAGGCCTTCTCTTCTCCAGCAGTGATTGTTCCACTGTTTACTACAGCAACATTGCCGCCAATTACTCTAGCCTCACTACCCTTAATATTTTGCTTACCCGCATTTGGAGTATCAATAGATGTATACTTATATGTTGCTGGGGATATTGCAGAAGATAACTCATTAACTACCTGGGCTAGTTGAGAAATGTAGGTAACGTCTAATGGTTGACCACGCTCTGGTAGAGGAATTTTTGCCATAATACTATTATACCACTAGGCTTACGGGATCAGACTCAAAAAGTGTAGCCTTAGTAAATCTCTGCTTAGGAAATGTTGGAACCTGGAGTGCAAATCTTACTGTGCTATATCCTGCAGGAACTAAGATGGTGTCTGAGGATGTCTGTATAGATCTAAGATACTTAAAGTCCTCTGCTCCCCACTTAACGTACAAATCAAAATCAGACTTTAAGTTTGTTGGAGGAGTCCAAACAACATTTATAACTTGTTTGTTTTCACTTGCCACTACAGAGTGTGGAATCCAAGGCTCTGGGGTTGGCAGCAAATCTCTATTTATCTCAGGATCAACATTAACTTTATATCTTGGAGACCAGTGAGAAGTTCTATTTTTATCTTCAGAAACTATTCTATATCTAACTAAATAACTTTGAAGTTCTCCGCTAAATGCTGGAAGATCCTGTTTTCTAATTATTGCCTTTTTTACTATTGGGTTTGACATTAAAGAACATCCATCCCAAACCTAAACTCAATGTGGTTTGTTGTGTTAGCATTTTTAATAATTGGATCTGCATTTAAATTTTTTATGACAGAGTATCCAGACAAACCATAAACTGGATTAGAAGATGTTATGTTTTCCAGTCTTAAGGCATCTAGGCAAACATAGTAGTCATCTGAGGCAGAGCCATCCTTTACAACTGTAACATAAAACTTTACTGTATCGACAACATTCCAAGTAAAGCCAGATGTTTTTAACAAATCTTGTAGTGCTACTGTGGAAACAAAGTACCTATTGGTTGCAAAATCAATACCTATATCTGTTTCTTTTAATACTACCTGAAGTCTTGCATACTGTGCATTTGTGGCATTAGCCTCATCTGTATCTGAAAACTCAATAACAATTCTTACTTCATCTGGTTGAATTGAAGACTCTCCATCTTTATTGATAACAGAAAATGCAAGTTTAAGTTGATCAGTAGGAGCATTTTTGTTAAAATCAAGACTTGCCCCAGTTAGGTGTATATGATTTGAACCTGTTGGAATTCCGACTACACCGCCTGTAAGAGACAGGTTGCTCATGTCTCCTCTTATAACCATAATGTTGTTTAGGAATCTACATCTCTCATACCGTGAATATCTTTCCTGGTTTGTAAAGATTCTGTTATCTGCGTTAGTTTGAAAGACCTGACTTGTTGTGCCTATGATGTTGTTCGGTGGAGTTGAACCTGCGTCTAAAGGGGTGTAGATTGGTAGTATTGCAACAGCCTCAGTCTGGTTATGATACTCCCAGTTCTCTGTTTCGCTGAAAGAATATATAGTTTTGCTGTCATACGCTGCTGCAGTTGGGTTAGAACCAGCGGACCAAACCCCTACCTCACTGATTTCATATCTTTCTGCCGTAGGAAGTTCTGCTGTAAAAACAATTTTTGACTGCCCATTTTCAGTAACATACCCACGAGAAGTAATAGGTACACGAAACATTTCAAAGTCTAGTGACTTTTTCTCTGAATAGTCTCCAAGTATTCCGTCAGAAGCAAGTGGCCTTGCTCCACACCCAATTGCAATATGAGAAGCATAAGCGGGAGCCTGCCCAATTAGATATTTAGCCAAAATATTCTTACCTGTATTAGTTATCATTTTTACACCTCTCCATATATTGTACCATTAAGTATCTCGCCACCTTCTAATATTTCAATATCTACCTGTTCGTCAGGCTCAAGTGAGGAAATGTTTATGACAAGATCTCCAGTGGTTGGGTCTATATATACGACCTCTCCATTTGGACCTGTTCCATATGCTGGTAGTTTGCTTTCTAACTTTATAGGAAAATTTTTAAAATATGTATCTGACGTGCCTTCTAGTCTAATTATGTTGTTTGGGTTGTACTGAATATATATATCTTTAAGATTTTTTATAGGGCTATAGGATACATCCTGTCCATTAATAATGTCATGCCTTGAGATATTAATTAATTCCTGTCCCCCAATATTTTCAAATATTAAGTCTGTCATTACCTCAATAGGCAACTCTGGATTAGTGAGAGCGATATGAGACAGAGTTGCAGACTTTGTTGCAGGATTTACTGTCGATGATGCACTTGCCGCTGACTGATTTGCTACTGCATCTGTTGCCATTAAACCACCTCACTTAAAAACACTGTCATTGAAGGACCATTTTGATCTTTAGAATACTCTATATTATACACAACAAATCTACTATCTTTTGACGCAACCATATTAATTGAATTATCTACATAGTCTAAACTAACTATATCTCCTAATTGAATCATTGGGTTTGCAAAAATTTTAACTCCAACAGACTTTCTTGGTTTCATAATTTTATTAATAACCCAAGACATTAAACTTTCGGCAGCATCCTGCGACTGAACATATGGAACATTTAGATTAAAATCTTTTTTACCATAAGACATCCTACTTAATTTTATATCTTGATAATCTTTTTTAATCTTGAAAGGTGACACGATCAAAGGAGATTCAGACATTTGGGGGTCTGCCAGATTACTATTTTTTGAAAAATAATCATCTACCGTTAAGTCTATATCTGATTCTTGAGTAAATGTTATTCCCTGTATTGTTAAATAGTTTCCAGTTGTTGAGTCTAAGTCTAATGTTGTGTCTGTTGCATTAAAAACTAAAAACTCTGCACCATAAGATCCTGCTCTAAATCCAGAAACTACATATCCCTTTAGTCTGTTAAATGTAGGAGACATTTTTGCATAAAGGGCTGGGTATGCCTGATCATATTTAATATTAAAAGATGCTGCCTCCCTCATTATAGTTCCAAACTCATCAAAGTACATACTAAATTTTGGTGGTTCGGAAGAGCCTATTCCAGAAAGATAAGTTCCTTGAACTACTCCGCTTATTGCATACTTCATAAAGGATTCACTAGCATTTATTTCAGAATCACCAAGTGCTGATGCTATTGGAGCATTAATTTGAAAAGCAGTATTTTGAGAATAGTTGTTTGCAAGAGCATAAATGTTTTCAAACATTGCCCTCGATGAACCACGCACAAAAAGTGCAACATTATTATATACTGGAAGTGGGTCTTCATCATCTACCTCTGCAATAAGATTATTGTTTAGATACAAGAAGAATCTTCTTTTTTTACCTATGTCCTGATACTCTACAGACAGATCATAAACTGTTGTTTGCTCTTCTGCAACCATTCTATACTGACCAGTAAGTTTACCATCATCGGGAGTGATTTCTGCAAAGCCTTCATATAATTTAATTGGAATAGCCTCTGTTCCAGATGCTTTTATTTTATAAAATATTACATCGTTTACATTATTATTTACAGAATTTTCTGAAATATTTGTACCTAAACTAATAATCTCAAAGTAGTATCCGTTGTTTGTTGATGGGTTAATCATTACAGCCAAGCCTCCAGATCCACCAACTACATTTGTATTTTTATCTGGAGTTGTTCCTGCAATTGTAAAGTATGTTGAAGCGCCAACTGCAGTTTGTCCAAAGTTTCCATCATTTTCAATTTTTCCAACAATTCTCATTCTAGTTCCAAAATGTTTATACTTATTATCTAGTTGTTTGTATACATAAGAAACAAAATCAAGTGGTGCCTCTGTTGTAGTAAAACTTGGACCATTCATTATTAACGCAGATGACTGTACTGTTCCTGCTTGTGGAGACAACATAGCATTGATACTTGATTCAGAGATATACTTTGTTGTTAGAACACTTTTAATAATTCCATTTCTTGATGTTTTTTGTGCAAGAGTATTGTTTATTCCTGCAGGGCCAACCGTTGTTGATGGAGGTGTTTGGTCTTTTACAAACAAATACTTTGACTGCATAGTACATCCACGAACATTTTCGTTATTAGACCAGTAAGGGTTGAGGCCTGCAGAGTGTTCAACAACTGATGTTCCAAACTGGCCTCTTCCATGTTTTGCTACTGCCCCATTTTTAAGTTTTACAACTCCAGAAACTTCTTCATAGTTTGGCTCTGAGTATATTCTTACTAATCCTGTTGGATAAATCTTTCCATTAAATGGCAATGACGAAAAATATTTTTGGTATTCCTGAACGCTATTTATCCATACGTCACCAGTACCAGAAACATTATACTGAACTGCATCATATTTGATAATTTCTCCGTTTGAATAAAAATATCCATTGTGCCTTAATCTAGTACTAATTCCTTGTCCAATATCTATTACATTATCAACGACCCTGTTATTTTTTACTGATGGAATAGTTGATGATAAGTTTGAGTTTAATGGTATTGCGTTTAATGCATAGGTTGGCTGTTTCCCAGTTTCATTATTCACAGACTGCACATTTTCATCTCCACCTAGTTCCCAAAGAACTACTGGCTTATAAATCCAAACCTTTTCATCATCTCCATTATATGATTGCCGTATAGTTCCAACTGATCTTTGTATAGATCTTGCAGTATAAGTAATCTTCCCATCGTTATAAACTTCATTGTCTTGAGATGTTATTTCTAAAATATTTGAAAGTTTAGTATTTGTTCGCTCATTTTTAATAACTCCCGTGTCAGAAAAATCTGTAGTTCCATAAAGAGTTATATCTACTGGCCTTTGATTAACTGATGGCATTATGTAGTCCTTGCTCATCATAACAAAATTATTGTATTCATCAAAGAACATTGCAGTTTGTGTTGATATTGCAATATCTTCCAAGACCTGTGCTATGCTTTTTTCTGGAGGAATAAAGAAGTAAGGAATAATAACTTCTGATTCTCCTTCAACTCTTTTAAAAACATAGTTAGAAAATCCGATAGAGTCAAGAAGTAGTGAGACTGCAGAACTAACAGATGTGTTTGTAAGTAAAATTTGTGGAGCAATCTGTGACTCAAAATAAAAATATAAATCTCTAAGGTCTATAGAGACCTGTTTAGATTTATTATCTAGTTTTGGAAAACCATCAGAGTACATAGTTTTAATTGGAAGGTAATACTCGATTCCAGAGTTGTCTGTAATAACTTCATAAAGTTTAAACTGAATATTTTTAGAAACATACTTACTGATAATACTTAAATTATTTGTTGGATGAAAAGCATCATCAAAGTCGAACAAAGAAATTGATCCAGTTGAAGCAAGAAGTTGTCCTACTGGTAGTCCACTAACTCCTAAGTCTGAAGCACTTTTATTAACAGAAAACTCTAGAACTCTATCGCTTAAGTCTGATACAAGTCTTGGGGAGAGTTCAATTAAATCAAATGTAGAATCAAACTTATTCATGCTATCAATAACAATTCTTATTCCAGAAATATACTCAAACTCTTTATACTTTGTCTGATTGTTTAAGGTAAAGGCTGGGGGATTAGTCAAGTCTGTAACAAAACCTGTAAGAGTTCCAACATCAGAATCTTCAAGACTCCACCCATAAGAAGGAGTGAAGGTTTTCCATTCACCCTTATACCAAATATGATATGCGCCTAAAGACATGCTATTAGAAATAATTAAATAAGCATCTCCCTCTTGTGCTGTTTCTGGCTTCAAAGTTTCTGAAGACAACTCTCCCATAAACTTAAATATGTTTGAGTATATTTTTGGGATAATCAATCCATAAGAAACTTCAACATACCCATCAGATCCAATTATTGCCTTGCCATCTTTTCTTCTATCTCTATCAGAAAAAGATATAGCATCTACCCAACTGTTATTTTTTAATACCTGAATCTTCCAGTTGTTTGGAGTTGTTCTATTTTGTTCTCCAAAGTATGGGTCAAGGAAGGTCTCTGAGGAGTTTGAGAATATTCCATAATCTAACTCTCCTGTATTTGTTTGCATCTTTACTATAAGTCTGTTTGCTGGAATCTTCTCCTTGTATACAATAAATGGCGCTGCATCTTCTATCCTATGCTTTCCATTAATTGTTTTATTAGCAACTCCATACTCAGTACCGTTTTCTGTTCTAAAAGAAGTCCAATACTTAAAGGGATCTTTTTTATCTGACATATAGTATCTTGGTCTTTTTGCCATATTTATATTTGGATTATGTAAAAACTTCCCATTAAGATATGTTGCTTTGTTAATTCCAGATCTTGGCCTTTGATAACTAAAGCAGTCTTCTAGAGAATACAGCATCTTCATTTTTTCTTTAATAGGTTTTAGAGTGGTCGGCTCTTCGTCATCATCAAACCCTCCATCAATAACCACATCTGCATCTGTTGCTCCAGTGTAATATTTAATTGCTCCAGTTGAATTTCCTGAATCTAGAGGATCAAAAGTATTTGGAATTGTTTGATAAGGAGAGGCTGACTGTGTTGGTCGATACCTATAGTTTCCTACCATAGATATGTTTGTTGCAATATTCATATTCCATTCAGCGATAACTGAAGATTTTGTTTTAACTGAAGAACTTGTTTCTATATAATTTAACAAATCTTTATCTTGAAACATTATGCCTCTTCCAGGGAAAGAGACACATTCCAAAAGTCAAAGTTCAAACCACTTCTTTTTACAACTGAGTAATTAAAGTCTGAAAAAAACACTTCTATAATTTCATTATATTTTCTGACATTATTAAACCTATTGTCAACTTCACTGCTATCTGTGTCTTCAAAATTTGTATATTTATCATAAGCAAGGTAGACCCAAAATGAACCTTTATGGTTATCATACCAATCAAGTAGTTCTACTCCGCCTGCTCCACCATCTGTAGTAAACTCTAGTGGGCTAGGCCTTGTTTGTGTTGCCTGCATATCTGCTTTTCCATTATTATTAAAGTCTGCTTTTGTGTCATAGGCTCTGGATGGCAACAGATTCCAAGATGTTGATATGTTTAGTTTATCTGCAATATGATATGACCTCATACGGCCATTAATCATTCTCTCCCGTTTTTCAATTCTAACAGGAGTAAAGTCTATCTCTGACCTATTATCATCAGACAGGATTAAAAACTCGCCATTGGTGGCTGCAAAGCCCGTATTGGACCCAACCTCATTGCCTTCTGGAATGTAAAAACCATCAACCTTAATTCCAGGATTGTCTGCAAATAGCATTGCTTGAGGTCTAGAATATTTTTTTCTGCCAGACATATAAGTATTGTTTGCCATTAGATTCTAGTCCCCCTAATTCTTTGAGCATCTATACTCTTAATTTGTACCATAACTGCTCTTGCAATTTCATCTGGATTAGCATCAGATTTTACATTTAAGTTAAGGTTATAATTATACACTGAATCACCAACTGATGAGCCAGAATTTATAGACTTCATGTTTTCAACTCCGTAGGTATCTACAGCATACTTACTCATAACAAATTCTCCAGGAGTTAACATTGCTGGAACTGTGTCTGTACCAATGGCGTATCCGCCAGCGGCAAAATAATTTGGAACTAGTCCACCTTGTGCTAGGGCCAGAGGTTGGTTTCTACCGCCTCCACCACTTTTAATTTTAGGTGGCTGTCTTGTAATCTTTAGGCTAGACAAATCTGGATCTAAAATCAAAGCGCCTGCTGAAGTTCCAGCAGCACCAAAAGTTCCAAGCGCTAGAGGTTTTAGTGGATTAGTTGGTGCTTTAAATGTAGGGTTGGCTGCTGCATTTCCACCAAGTCCTAACATCCAGTCGGTTACCCCTGGCGCTTGGGCGTTAGGGAATAGTTGCGGTGGTCCTGCTACTGGCGGATTTTTCCCAAGTCCTAATATCCAGTCGGTTGTGCTTTGCGCTCCTGGTATTGGTGGCATATCTGAACGTGGAGCAAGCCATGAATTTTGTTTTATTCTTAGGTCGTCTGCAGCCCTAACTGCTGCTAAACCTGTAACTCTTATACTTTCCATAACTAACGCTGTTTGCTTTTTAAGTTCTTCACCTTCATATCCTGCAGACTTTAGCATTTCTACAATATCTTTTTCCTTAAGTGTCTTCAAAAATTCTAACCCTTTATCAACACCAGAGAAAAATGCTCCAGTTATTTTTGGATCTTTCCAAGCATCTGTACCAGGCGCTTTATATGTAAAGAATGATCTC